ACTCTGTCTGCAAAGCAATGCCTGACTTTGTTTGAATCTCAGAAGCTCGGACTGCCCCCATGTGCGCCATGCGGTTGATTGCCTCAACCTTGTCAGTGATGGCTGCGCGTATCGCGTCAAGGTTTGCTCCGCTTGGCTGCAACATGTACGGCTTCATGTTCGGGTCTAGGTCATCTGGCATATTGACAACCGAGCCAGCCCCAGCGCTTGCGTCCGTGTCAAAAGACTTAACCAATGTGGGATGGTTGCTAATCCGAATTAATTGCTCAATCTCTGACAACTCCTGATAGATAGCCTTTTGCATACCGGCTATATCAGTCAAATCTGATATACCTATACCTCGAATCACCGAACGCTGTGCTGGCACGTAAACAGCCGGTATAACGCCAAGCGGGTTGTCTATTTCCTCAACCAGGCGCTCGTTGTCGTTATTAACTTCGTACAGCTTGATTGATTCGTTAGTCCAGACCCGAATCATTTGGGTCGACTTCGTATCGGTGTGCCGTATGACTGACTCTCTAACCTTGAAATAAACCAACTGCTGTCGCCCTGAAGCTGTACGCTCGTATTTCCAGTCAAATACGTTTTCAGGAGTAAACAGGTTGACATAAGGTCTAACGCCCTGCGCCAACTCATCAGCGCGAGTCCCAGCGTTTGATTTCGGCTTGTCTAGCACCAGCCAGGAATGGCCGTAGACGCTAGCCCAAATTTGAGCCTCTCGCATAAACGAATCAAATGTGCGGCCATCAAGGTCTGCATCTTTAAGAAAGTTGATGAGCGTTGGGTTGCCGTCTAAGCTGTTGAACTCACGTTTGGGTGCAACGCGCCATAGATAGCTGCTGTAAATGTGAACAATATTTCGGCAATGGTTGTCTAGAGGCGTCAGGTCAATACGTCGCAAGTACTCGGTCTTGTCTTCACTTACATACTTTGTTAAGTACTGGCCATTCCTATACTCATCGCCACCCATATAGCTTCGCAGAAAAAACTCCCAACGATTTGAGTTGTCGTCATAGTCGGGATGCTTGTTTGTGATTAAAACCATTATGTCCACCTAGCAGGTTGTGCTGTAAATTCGTGTCTGCGCTTTATAGGCATTTTACGAACGACAAAATATCCAACCGCATCGTTCATGTGGTCGAATCCTGTTGATTTGTCCGGCTCACCGTTTTTGTCATAGGCTTGTTGTTCCAACCCAAGAGCAATGTTGGGGCATTTATCAATGTTTATGTAGTATAAGCGATGGCCTTCATTGTTGCAAAGAGCCATATTGACAGCTGCCACCCTGTCCTTTACCCGACCGTTTGCCCTTGGTGCGTTGATAGTGAACCCCGCGTTACGCAATAAAACCAAGTCGCTAGATGCCGCGTTAGTTGTGCTTGTTGCCCCACCGCTTGCGTCTGGGTAGACAATTATCGGGTTGTCTGGGTACCTGTTGCGCAAGGTTCTTATAACGTTCGGCGTGTCCTGGCCTCCGCTTATCTCATCGACTGCGTAAGCGTTGCCATCTCTCATTACATGAATTGCAGCCGCCATGTTGTTAACGTTAAAGTCCATCCCGACGTGCAAAGTCTCGCTCTTATTGGCTTCAGCCAAGGTTCCATTAAGCGCCCTGTCCCAGTTCATGTATACCGAGCCGCTGGTCAAGTTAACAAAGTCACCCTCGATATAAGCACTCAGCAAATGCGTGGGGTACGTTTCGCGCAAAGACTGTATATACCCGTCCGGCAGGTGCGGATTGCTGTATGTAGGCGCTTTTATAAGCTGGTAGGACTCGGTTGGGTTCTTTTTCCACTTTTCATAAACAAACCTAAAGCCCTCGGGTGTCGTACCAACCGCCACGCTATTTATTTTGCCATTGGCTTTCTTTTGCCTGTTACGAGCAATTATCTTATTCCATACATCATTTGCTTTGGCTTTGGGCAGAGTGTCAAGCTCATCAATCAAGCTGTCGCCAACTTCATAACCTACTATTGAATCAGGGTTTTGCATTGTCCTAAATATGACGCTCCGCCCGTTTACTTTCATAAGGTGCTCAGACCTATTAAGCTCATATGGGACGCCAAGGTCGTCAAGCGCCGCCTGGAAACGAGGGTAGGCAATTGTCCGTACGAGCGGGTAATCAGGCAGGTAGTAAGCAATGTCGCCACCACCATCTTCAAACAACAGCCGCAAAGCCCTCAGCACTAATGCGTGCGTCTTACCGGCGCCAAAGCCAGCCACCATTGCTGGGAACCGTCTTGTGCTGTTGGCCAGCGCAGTCTGTGGCTTAGTAGCTCTCGCTGCTATTCGCATGGTCTTCTAATATCTCAAACGAACGGACGTTGTGGTTAATCGTTGCAACCGACTTATCCTCTTTCCAGCCTGCTTGAGTCTTTAAGTAAAAGATGGCCGCTGCGATGTTGCCTGCCTGCGCTTGACCGATAAGGTTCTTGGCCACATTACCAATAGCTTTGGCCTTTCCTCTTTTATATGCCTCCAAAACTTCAGGTTGACGACTTTCTACCTCGCGCAGAGTGTTCTCGCCAATACTAAAGTAATCAGCCATTTGCCCTTTAGACAATACAGCGGCAAGCGCCTCTACCTGCGCCACCTGTGTGGTATCGAACACTACTATTGGGCGGCCTCCACCATCGCCTTGGTTTCCTATCTTAGCCATTAGCAACCCCTGTAAACACCTCTCCAGTCACTTCGTGAACAGCCTGCTTGCCGGTAAACTCTTGCCAGCGGAGAATAATTACATCGCAAAACTTAGGGTCAAACTCCATAATGTAAGCATCAATTCCATGCTTTTCTGCCGCAATTAATGTTGAGCCAGAGCCACCAAAGTAATCAGCAATTGTTTTAGCCGAGAGATTAAATCTTTTAATAATCCACTCCATTAGTGAGACTGGCTTTTGAGTTGGGTGAACTCTGTTTTTCTTTTCGCTTGCTTGAGTGAACTGTCTTACGACGCTTCTAAAGTTAGCCCAAGCCAGCTCACAATCTGTTTGGTCACTTTGACCATTGTTTTTATCCCATACAAGCCAACATTCACTATCTGGCAAAACAGAGCAGTAATAGTTTGCTCCCCACCAAATTTGCTTTGCTTCAGGATACAAACCAAAAATTAAATTAAAAGCATCTTTTGCGACGTCTTGGTTGTCATCGCCAAGAATGTCTGTTCCGTAATTGGCTTTTAATACCGAACTTTTGCTTACTGCGTTCATCCCGTAGGGTGGGTCTGTATGAATGAGGTCTGGGTAAACACCTTGCATCAACTTCTCAACCGCATCAATGCTTGTCGAGTCACCGCACATCAGCCTGTGGTTACCAAGTATCCAAACATCGCCCTCAACGGTTACGGGCGTTTCTGGAGCTTCTGGGACGTCATCCTCATCAGTTAACCCATCTACCTGTTCAGGCTCCAATAGGTTTGCCAACTCGTCAGCGTCAAAACCGATTAAAGACAAATCAAAGTCAAGGTCTTTTAACTCTGTTAATTCGACTTTAAGCATTTCATCATCCCACCCAGCGTTTAGCGCCAGCTTGTTGTCGGCAATGATGTAGGCTTTCTTTTGCGCGTCCGTGAGGTTTGTTAGCCGTATGCATGGCACTTCGTCCAGCCCCAACTTGCGTGCCGCCATAGTGCTACCGTGGCCAGCAATAATGCCACCCTCTGCGTCTATCAATATAGGGTTTGTGAATCCGAACTCGCGTATGCTTGCGGCTATTTGCGCGACTTGCGCGTCTGAGTGCGTTCTGCTGTTCCTAGCATAAGGAATTAGCGTTTCAAGAGCAATATATTCTAAATTGTTCCCGACTTTATCCATTGTCGTCATGGGTTCTCCATTGGTAAATCCAAAGTGAAACCATCATACCAAAAAAAAAGCCACTGCGTTAGTGGCCTAAAGTCGCTACAAACGACTAGGAGAAAGAGCCTTCATTGTAACCTGTCTTTGTTCAGCCGTCTAGCTTCTGCGTTGTAGTGCCTGGCAATCTCAACCAGGCCTTCTTTGGTGTACTTCCTCAGCGTGCTGTCAGATTCGAGTAAGTTTAGCTGGCGTTCACCGATTCTGTCTATCAGCCGCTTGCGATACTCAACAACGTTCCCGCCAAGCCAGTTGTTGCAGTGCTTGCATTGACCGTGTACGTTGTCTTCCACAAACCTCATGTGCGGAGCTGAACCAACCGAGCGATAGTGTCCCGCGTCAAATGTGTTCGGCGCGTCTCCTAGAGGCTTGTCACACGATATACACGGCTTGCCTGCATCTCTAGCTCGGATGTACGAATTAAACGCCGTCTGCGCCTTCTTGACCAACTGCGGTTTGGTTTGCAGTGCATCCAGCTTTAATTTTGTTTCTTGCTTGTCTTTCTTGACTTTAACCGCTTTGACCAGTTGCATAGCGCAAGATGGGCTGCAACATGTCTGTAGCGGTCTGGCTGGTTGAAATGTATTTTTGCAAACCTTGCACTTCTTTGTTTTCATTCTCCCACCTCAAAACCTTTGTCTGTTGCCCAGAAAATGAGCCACTCTGTAAACTCGCTTGCGTCTGCCTTATTGAATTTGCGCGACTGTAGACCCAATTGGACAACCCTTTGGCCATCTAAGCTAGGCGCTACCTTACCTGCTGACCTGCCAGTCTCGCTTGCCCACTGGTCAATCAAAAACCGTTTCCAGCTTTCACCATCCCACTTAGCGCCCGCATGGTTTGCCTGCTTTGCAATTTGGCCAATAATTGCGTGGTACATCTCATTTTGTGGCTGGCTTCGAGTCTCGCTTGTGACTTCCAAAGTAAATTTCTTACCTCCTATCAGATGAGGCTTCATCTTTTGATAAATGTCCGTTACCACCTGGTGCGCCTGTTGTGCATTGTGTAGCGTTATTTTCATTTTCTGTTCTTCTCCAATGTCATTAGCGCCCTAATATCGTCCGCGTATTTTTGGCCGTATTTTTTAGCCAATTTATCCATAACACCTCTAAACCACTCTGGCGCTTTTTCAGCCTGCCACTTGTAGCTGTACACTAACTCGCGAGCCAAACCCTTGTCAGCGGCCTGTTGCGAACTTTTAGACTCAATGCTTTGTTGAACTCGGCGCTCGGCTTGCTCTTTCTTTGTGCCATATGGAATTAAAGACAACGCTTTTGCTTTTCCGTAAGTTTTGAATTGACTTTAAGCTGATGGACATTTTGTATCCCATCACCATTTAAATTATTTGACCTAGCCTTACCACCGACCGTTCCAGCTCTCGAACGTCTAAAACTGGTGTCATCGCTAATAATACTTTTACCAATAAACATTGTGAAAGCATTTGGTATTGGTTCTTTTTTCATATAGCAAGCCATAAGTTGAGTGTAATTAACCCGCAAGTGACAAGCCCTACTGCAAACAGAATTACCGCCACAACCGATAGTTTTACTAAAACATTGCGCCAGCGCTGTGGGCTTTGATGTTGATAATTAATGTATGGCTCTGCATCAATCGGTATTTGACTTGCCCTAACTCGGCGTTGTAGCCAAGCATTTGTTCTTCTAATTTCTTTTTCTGCGCTCATTGCTCTCTCCTAGGGTATTTATAAAAAACGTGAAAACCAATTACTTCCGTCATTTCCAACCTGCCCGCCCAGCGAGGGTAGACAGCTAGTGTGTGGTAGTGCGTTGACCTTCGCGTGTTGTCCTTTAACCTGACTGAGATTGCCCTGGACACTACCCGTTGCACCTTCTGCGTGTACGCCACCAACCTTGGGTTCCGCGCTCTGTAATCGTTTGCCCAGCTAAACTGTTTGCTTTGATAAACCACTTTGCAGATTGAGTTTGGCCAGCGCTTACTTGCGACTCGGTTTAAGACTACGTTAGCTACTGCTCTGATGCCAGCCAGACTTTCGCCACGTGCCTCGTAGTGCAGGTTGTCAGCCAAACACTTAGCCTGCTTGCTGTAAGGCACAGCCAACGCCAATGTCGGCAGCATCAGCAAGGCCAGTATTGGCTTAATCACTGCCTCTTGCCATGACATATTTTGCGGCATGTAACCAGTAGTTGTTTAAGTGCTTAACACCTTTATGTCGCTTCTCAAACTCCAATGCTATTTCCTCACGCTCTGCCTTTACCGCATAGTGCCTGACCAACTTAGCAAATCTTTCAAGCGCGTCTAGATTTGCAATTTCATTTGTCTGGTAGTAGTGCGGTAGCTTTGCGTCACGCGCCAGTTCAATAACTTTTTCTATGTTCATGTGTTCTTCTCCTGTTGCTTAGCATCTACGCAGTCTTTGCAAATAAACTTGCGAAACGTTCCAATAAACTTAATGCTGCCGCCTTTTAAGTATTTATCCTTTTGACACCTCAGGCACATCTGCGGCCTGGAGTGCATAAAACGCTCATTTTCCGTCTTTGCTGATAACGCATAAGCGTTTTCTTTAGCGGGTGAAAAACTCCTAAATCCATTGCTCATTTCACTTTCTCCTTATCGTTTATAACTTTTGCCTTATTCGACCTCAGTACATCGCGAACAATCCGCTGCGACCGGTCTAACTCACCCACCGTCACGATTTCTAATTGCTCATCATGTAATTGCATTGCCTCATCTAGGGTTTGCATCTCAACAGCTTTTAGAATGTAGTGGTCTGTCCTCATACCGCGCTTGCAGACCTCCAGAAGCGCGTCTAAGCCGTTTTTCGCAACAAAAGCATACTCAGTACCAAACCCCATGAGAACGAGCGCCTCGCACGTGTTTAGAGCGCTTATAAGTACATCTAGCTCCTTTCGTCTTGCCTCACCTTTGACAAGCATTGCCAGGGCATTGTGGTTCTTCAACTTCAGGGTTAGCAGTGAGCCTTCGTGCTTTGCAACTGGTGTGATGCTTTCAATCACAAAAGCCAACGGGTTGACTAAGACGGGCTTGGGTTTGTATTTGGTTTGTTTTTTCATACTGTTCTTCTGTAATCTCACTAACAATGTACAACGCTTGGTTGATTATGAATACAGGGTAATCCCTACCTTCTCTTACTAAATCAAGTATTTTTCTTGCTTGGTAGCAGTTCATTGCAAAGCCTCTTTAGCAAAGCGTATGCTTGTTGGGTTTGTCTTTTTCCCATCTGCATAGCCTTGCAATATTCGCTTTGCCCAAGCCTTGTGGTCAACCGGCAAGGCTTTAGCAACCAATTGCTTGAGGTCTTGCAACTTTGACAGCTCACGAGCCAAACGCTCTGGGTCTGCTTTTGGCTCTGGCAACCTTGGTGCTTCAGGTGCTGGTGAACGTCGGCACAGGTTTCTAAACTCGATGATGTTGGGCGCTCGCTCTGGCAGGTTTTCCAAAGCCCATGCCAACACCTCTAGTCGCCCACCGTAACCGCTTAACTCGTGTGCCCATGCTGTCTTTACATCAGCAAGCGGAACGTCAGACCACTGGCGTGACCATGCCGAGCCATAAGTTGCAGCCAGGCGTTCAAAAAGCCTGTCAATTGCTTTGATTGATATACTCATTTCAACTCCAATACGCTAGTGTCAACGTCAATAAAAGATTGTGATTCTGTTGGCCACTGCCTGCCGGTCATTTCCTCCCA